ATCACGATGGGGGACTAACTTTCTTGGTGAATATTTTGCTATTGGTGTTGGTGGTGCTCTGGCTGGACGTGGAGCTGATCTATTTATTATTGATGATCCGCATTCAGAACAAGAAGCTAAGACCGGAAGACCCGAGGTGTTTTTACCCGCCTGGGAGTGGTTTCAGTCTGGTCCTTTGCAACGTCTTATGCCTGGTGGTGCTATTATTATCGTTATGACTAGATGGTCAAAACTTGATCTGACTGGGCAGATTCTTAAACAGATGGATGATATTGATGATGCTGAACCGTGGGAAGTAATTCAGTTTCCAGCTATTAAAGATGACGGTGAAAGTTTATGGCCTGAGTTTTGGCCGGTTGAGGAGTTACTGGCTAAGAAAGCCGTACTTGACATTAGATACTGGAATGCTCAATATATGCAAAATCCTGTGTCAGAAGAAGGTGCTCTGATCAAACGGGAATGGTGGAATATATGGGAGGAAGATGAACCGCCACAATGTGAGTATATTATTATGTCGCTCGATGCGGCGCAGGAATCAAACAATCGTTCGGACTACAATGCGCTTACGACGTGGGGAGTTTTCTTCAATGAAGAAGTTGGGAATTACAACATCATACTACTCAATGCGATTAAAAGACGCATGGAGTTTCCGGAACTCAAGAAGCTTTGTATTGAAGAATATAAGACATGGCAGCCAGATTCGTTCATGGTTGAAAAGAAGTCCAATGGAGCGGCACTATACCAAGAGTTTAGGCGTATGGGTATTCCGGCGCAAGAATTTACACCTGGCAAAAGTCAAGACAAAATCGCTCGAGTTAATGCTATCTCTGATCTGTTCTCGGGAGGAATCGTCTGGGCACCTGCGCACAGGTGGGCTAAAGATGTAATTGAAGAATGTAACGACTTTCCAAGCGGTTTAAATGATGACTTAGTAGACTCAACTACCCTTGCTCTGTTAAGATTTAGGCAGGGTGGATTTATACGTCTACCAAATGATGAACCAGAAGATAATTTGCTTTACAAATACCGCAAAAAAGTGGCTTACTATTAAGGATAGATTATGGCAATAGATAAGGCGTTATATCAGGCCCCACAGGGAATAGATCAACTAGCAGATGATACTGGCGACCACGCCTTAGAAATTCATATTGAAGATCCAGAAGCAGTAGAGATTGGCATGGACGGTGAGCCGCTGATCAGAATGGAGAAAGATGACGAGCCAGATGACTTTGATCAGAACTTGGCTGAAGTATTAGATGAACAGGTATTACAGTCATTAGCCAGTGAATTAACAGCGGATTTTGATAGCGATATCTCCGCTAGAAAAGACTGGATACAAACTTATGTGGATGGCTTAGAACTTCTAGGCCTAAAAATTGAAGAGAGAGCCGAACCGTGGGAAGGGGCTTGTGGGGTTTACCATCCACTCCTAGCAGAAGCTGTAGTCAGATTCCAAGCAGAAACAATGATGGAAACATTCCCTGCAGCTGGCCCAGTTAAGACACAGATTATTGGCAAAGAAACCCCTGAGAAGAAAGCTGCTGCTCAGCGAGTACAAGATGATATGAACTACCAGATCACGGATGTGATGAAAGAGTTTAGACCTGAGCATGAAAGAATGTTATGGGGACTTGGACTTGCCGGTAATGCGTTTAAGAAAGTATATTTTGATCCGTCTTTACAAAGACAAGTATCTATATATGTACCAGCAGAAGATGTCGTAGTTCCATACGGGGCATCAAGTCTTGAGTCTGCAGAGCGTGTGACACACGTCATGCGTAAGACAGAAAATGATGTACTAAAACTTCAGCATGAAGGGTTTTATAGACAGGTTGATCTTGGTGAACCTGTACAAGTCATGGATGAGATTGAGAAGAAAATTGCTGAGAAGTTAGGGTTTAGAGCTACAACAGACGACAGATTTAAGTTATTAGAGATGCATGTTGAGCTTGATCTTCCTGGGTTTGAACATGAAGATGATGAGGGTGAACACACAGGTATAGGTCTACCATACGTGGTTACTATAGAGAAAGGTACTAATACTATATTAGCTATTAGACGCAACTGGAGACCAGAAGATGAAACGCATCGCAAAAGAGATCACTTTGTACATTACCCATATATTCCAGGATTTGGCTTCTATGCTTTTGGTCTTATTCATCTTATTGGTGCTTTTGCCAAGTCTGGCACTTCCCTTATTCGTCAACTGGTCGACGCTGGCACATTATCTAACTTGCCCGGTGGTTTCAAGACACGTGGTATGCGAATCAAAGGAGATGATACACCGATAGCCCCAGGAGAATGGCGAGATGCAGACGTAACAAGTGGGTCTTTACGAGACAATATGTTACCGATGCCTTACAAAGAACCAAGTACAGTTTTATATCAGTTATTTCAAACTATCATAGATGAAGCTAGAAAGTTTGCTGGATCTACTGAGTTACAAGCATCCGACATGAGCGCTAATGCTCCTGTTGGAACAACATTAGCTATCTTAGAAAGAACTCTAAAAACAATGAGTGCTATACAGTCACGTATACACTATGCAATGAAGCAAGAGTTCCAACTTCTTAAAGATATTATTAGAGATTACACTCCAGAAGAATATGAGTACGAGCCTGAAGAAGGTGATCGTATGGCTAAAAAGTCAGACTACGATATGGTCTACGTTCTTCCTGTTTCCGATCCCAACGCAGCAACTATGGCGCAAAAGGTTGTACAGTATCAAGCAGCTCTACAACTCGCTCAGACCGCACCGCAGCTCTATGATCTACCTATACTCCATCGTCAGATGTTGGATGTGTTGGGAATCAAAAACTATCAGAAATTGGTACCGTTACCAGAGGATATGAAGCCTCGTGACCCAATAACTGAGAACCAGAACTTACTATCTGGTAAACCTGTCAAAGCCTTCCTCTATCAAGATCATCAGGCTCACATAACATCTCATCAATCAATGATGCAAGATCCACATATAGGTATGTTGTTGCAGTCAAATCCACAACTAGCTCAGCAAATTCAAGCGGCTGTTGCTGCCCACGTGTTTGAGCATTTAGGTATGGAGTACCGCAAACAGATAGAAGATAAGATGGGTGTTGCTTTACCACCTCCTCCAGAAAATGAGGATGAAGAAGAGAAAGGCATGTCTCCAGAAATGGAGGTTCAGATCTCCAGAATGGCGGCTCAAGCAGCTCAACAAGTCTTACAAGAATCTCAGCAATCAGCTAAACAACAGCAGGCTCAGCAGCAAGCACAAGATCCGATCATCCAGCTTCAGCAACAAGAAGTTCAGATTAAGATGCAAGAGCAACAAAGAAAAGCTCAGAAAGATCAGCAAGACTTCCAGATTAAACAGTTGCAACTTCAGATTGAACAGCAAAGAATTGCGGCTCAACAAGAAACTGAAGGAGCTAAGATGGCTATCCAAGCTCAGCTTGCTAAGAGTAAAGAACGTACCCAACAGGAAACTGATGGTGCAAGACTAGCTATTGATATAGGTAAAACTCGTGAACAACATGCTCATCAGAAAGAAGTAACAAGAATGCAGACGGATGTACAAAGAGAATTAGCAGCAAAGCAGTCGGAAGCACAAACTAAACAACCCAAAAAGGAAAGTAAATAATGGATGCTGATACAGCATTAAATCATCTAGCACGTCAGTTAGATGAAAAGGTTTTACAACTTCAAGAGGCATTAGCAGACGGACGGATTGATACTTTTGAAGAGTATAGAAGAGTATGCGGGGAAGTTAAAGGTCTACTTACCGCACGTAATTATGCGTTAGACCTTAAACAAAAATTGGAGATCTCAGATGAGTAATCTTACGGATGTAGACTTAAGTAGAGCAATAGACTTAGGGGCAATAATGCAGCAAGCCGAAGGAAAGGCTAGACAACTTCCAGAACCGAAAGGATATCGCATTCTGTGCGCGATCCCAGAAACTGAAGAAGCTTTCGATAATGGTATTCTTAAATCAGACATAACAAGACGACACGATGAGTTACTAACTACAGTGTTATTTGTTGTTAAGATGGGGCCTGATTGTTATAAAGACCCTGAGCGTTTTCCATCTGGAGCGTATTGTAAAGAAGGGGATTTTGTTTTGACAAGACCCAACGCTGGCACACGTCTAGTTATACATGGAAAAGAATTCCGCATTATTAATGATGATTCTGTTGAGGCAGTAGTACAAGACCCTCGCGGTATCACACGTAAGTTTGTTTAGGAGGTTATATGGCAGAAGCTTACAAATTCCCCGATGAAGTAGAAAACGAAGCTACAGAGGACAAACTAGACATATCTTTAGAAGAAGGCGATGATGTTGAAGTTGAGATTGTCGACGATACACCTAAAGATGACCGTCATAGAAAGCCTTTGGAAGCAGAAGTAAAAGATCAACTTGAGTCTTTAGACGAGTCCGAAGATTATTCTAAAAATGTAAAAGAGAAGTTTTCTCAATACAAGAAGGCTTGGCATGAAGAAAGAAGAGCAAAAGAGGCTGCTTTACGTGAACAACAAGAGGCTTTAAAGGCTGCTCAGGCTATTTTAGACGAGAATAAACGTCTACAAAATATGCTAAGAAGTGGTGAAAAAGAGTTAAATTCCAACTATAAATCAGCTGCAAAAGCTGAGTTAGAGAAGGCAAAACAGGATTATAAGGATGCTTATGATTCTGGAGACTCTGATAGGCTCTTAAAAGCTCAAGAAAACATGGTTAAAGCACAGTTAAAACTTGATAAAGCTAAAAAGTTTAAAAATACTGTACAAAATACTCAAAATGATGTAAAAATACAATCACAGCAATATATTCCTCAGCAAGTTCAACCCCAAATGGACCCTAAACTAGCTGAGTGGGTGTCACGGAATCAGTGGTTTGTTGATCCGACTAAAAAACGGATGAAAGTATACGCTGAGACATACCATGAAGAATTGCAAAACAAATACGGAATGGGTTTCGTTGGTACAGACGAATACTACAAGCGTATTGACAATGAAATGAAAACCAGATTTCCGGATGAGTTTGGTGAAG